CTTAGTAGGTATTTAAGAATATTCCCTTCGTTAAAATTTAAATCCCAGTGCTTAATTAAATCAATGACATCTAATCCATTAATCTTTCTAGAAGAATATCGTTCCTCTAGAAGAGTTGTGTCTTGTTTATATTGCATTGTCTATAACTTCTATTACGTGTCTTAAGTCACTTTTTTCAAACTCGCCTAGTGAAACGTCATTAACTATTAATAGGTAATAATCTTTTCTTACTTCAATACATTTTGTGTTTTCCATCTTTTAAAATATGTGTGTTAATCTTGCTACTTGTCCATGTTCCATTGAGTGTATAAATCCTTCGACAGCTTTTATTCCACCAACACCATAACCTTTTCTATGATGCCAGGAATCAGATCCGCTTGGTGACCTTAACGACTCAACTGTAATGCCATGATAGTCTTTACTAGACTTGTGATGTATATGGTGTGTGTAAACATAACGATGCTTTGTGTCTGCCCACCACTGAGAGAACTCATTAGCCATTATAAGGGGTAAATCAGCTTGTTTCGCTCCATCTCCATGTGTTGTTCCAATTAAGTTATTTCCGTACTTAAAACCTTTCCTATGGGCTATTGAGCAATCGAATGTAATGTTCTTGCTTTTCCTAAACCAAGACTGTATAGAGTCCGATAACATGAATCCTGATATGTAATCGTGGTTACTTGGGTTGTAAACAAAGTGAACATCTGCCACTGCGATTAATGTTTCTAATACATCTATGTAAAGTTTTTTTGCTGTAAGGAAGTTTTCGTACCACATCCCATCAGTATCTTGTGGTGTACCTGCTGTTGTTTTTCGGTGTGGCTCATCGATATGAAGTATATCGTTACCACCTACAAATAATATCTTATCTATTTTAAAGCCATTAGACTTTTCAAGTATTCCTTGTATTCCTTCCTTTACTCTCTTGACAGCTATCTGTGAGTTATAATCCTCACCTGTTTCAAATGATGATGCTAGCTTACCTATGTGTATGTCAGCAGGATCAATTACTAGTAGGTGAGGGTCTTTCTGTTTTGTTCTTTTAATCTTAGGATATGAAGGAGAATGTTTATTCATTTCCTTTATAATATCCTCTCTTACTTTGTCTAAAGAGACACCGTTGTTTTTTACATGAAGAGAAAAGCTTTTGCCTTTATACCAGTAATGATTTACATCACTCATTGGTATTCCGTTAGTTTCGCATTCTACTTTTAATGCTCTGTGATTACTTATCATCACACTTTCCTCATCAGTAAGTCTTGGTCTGTAACCTACATTATTGTTTTCCATGTCAATAAAGATACAAAATAAAAGTTAATTATTTTAATTAGATAAAGTAAGTAACTCTTCGTTAAGCTGTTCTATCTTTTTGATTATCTCTTCTTTTCTTGCCTCTGGAGAGTACGTTGTAATAAACTCAGCTCTTTCTAGCGCTTTTTGATATACACCATTTAATATTGGGTCAGCCTTAATTATATAATCAAAATCTTTAATTGCATGTATAATAGTTGCGTGATCTCTTTTAGAAATCCTTCCTATTTCAAAATAGGTTAGAAGAAAGTTGTTTCTAAGAATGTAGAATAGTATTCTTCTTGCGTCCACATACTCTCGTCTTCTAGTGTTTTTAAATATATTTTCAATTTCCATTTCTTGTTCAATTAATACCTTAATTGACTCGGCTTCTACTTTATTTTTTAATTTGATTTCAGGTGATGATTCGAATTTCATTTTATATGAATGTTTAAATTAATATCGTTTAGGTATTGGTCTAGTGTTATTTCAAATATATCTAACAGTATAGATGGTGAGTTCTTATTTCTTTTGGAATAGGAAAGAGTAAAGAAAGTTGGTGTTCCATCTTTATCGTGTACTACTCCAGACTTTAACTTGTCTAAACCCTTTGTTGTAGGCAGACCTATTAAGGTATCTATTTGCGCTGCTATCTTATTCTTTACACTAGGGTTAAATGTGTGTATTTGATATAGGAAGTTTTCATCCAATTCAAACTCATCCTCTATATACTTCTGTTCTGACTCCATGCTTTTCTAATTCTTTTAGTCTATATTCTTGTAAGGCAGACACCCTGCCCTTTGGCTTTTTTATTTCAGAGAATAGGACACCACAGTTAGGTGGTATAGCTACAACATCAGGTATGCCATTCTTATTAGTCTTAATAAGCTTGATAACATAGTACCCTTCAGCCTCTAGCTGTTTAATCCTTTTCGCTTGTATCTGTTGTTCCGTCATTGTCCCAAAGATTATTCTCGGTTAAATATTTTGGATTCATCATTGGAATCCACATACTTTGTGGTTTTCCAAATACCCAAATAGTTTTTCTTGTTTCTCCTAAAGTTTCTTTTGTCATATTAAAATTTATGTAGCTTATGTCTGCTTAAAAAATATCCAGAGCCATGCCCTAAGCTTTTTATATTTTCTTTTCTTATTAATTCATCTTTAGTAGCCCAACCTACAAAATCCACTATGTTTTTGTTTACGTAAGCTAAAACATAAACGTCTACATCTTGATTTACTTTTAAAGTAGAAAGTAAGTTACCAGTTTTATAGTTAGTAGATTTTATGTCGTATCTATTATTTTCTTTTGTTACTCCATCAGCACTACCACTTCTTGGTGACAATCCAAAATCTGGAAATAAATTATTTTTTTTAGCAAAAGCATATTCTGCTTTAAATCCTTGAATATCTGCTTCTACTCCGTTTTGGTCTCCTATTTTGGCATCAAAAACATTATTACTTCTAGCTATACTAGATCTAAGCTTCCCAATATATTCGCATAGCTCTATCTCTAATTCGTCTAATTTAACTATCATCTCTCCAGTCTTCAGGCCATATTCTTCTACCTATTGCTTTTCCTACTACCATTACTATCCAGGCTATAGTTAGCCAACCTATTGCTTCTACCATTATATTTAATTTAAAGTTAATGTTCTGATTCAGGTTGACCACAGTTTACACACCATCTTGACTCACCAAAGTTGTCATAAGTATAAAAAACTTTACACTTACCTAGATACACACCATGAGATAACCTTTTTATTTTTTTAGTTAAAACTAATTTCTTTAATATATCAGCTAAAGTTCGTTCTTTTATAAACATGGATTTAGATTTCTCTAAAATCTCTTTTCTCTCAAGAGGCCTTCCTTCTTCATGTATCCATTTTACCAACTGTTTTACTTTTACATCATTGTATGAGTTTTCATACGACCAATTGTCGCATACATAAGTTAGTTTATTATAATTTTTTCTTTCGTTCATTGTATTTAATTTAAAGTTAATAAATCTCTTTTGAAATGTTTTAACGTATAATCTTTTTTCTTGCTTACTGTTCTATATATTTGTTTCTCTATTCCTCCCTTAGTGAATATCCAAAAGACTTCGTTCTCAGGTCTATCCTTCGTAGTCATTCTATCACGACTCTGCCAATAACTAGTAGCACTAAAGTCTATGTTATAATAGACTAGGTACTCTGCTTGTCTTAAACTAATGCCTTCTCTACCGCTAACAATCTGCAATGCAATAGATTTGTTTGTACTTTCAAACGTCTCTAAGTCTGTGCATAATTGATCTCCATACACTTCTTTAAGGCAATTCAATTCTTCTTTAAATTTATAAAATATTCCTATCTTATTAGCACAAAAGTTGTTGTAAATAAACTCCCCTTTGAAATTATTTAAGACCATAGAGTTGCCACTTTCAAACTTAACAGTTCCGCTATACATCTGATGAAGCTTCTGCATTAGTTTAACGCCTGTATCAGCCAATATAACATCATCCTTACCTTGCACAACTAAATCTTTTTTAAGTAGCTTACAGAGGCTGTGAATAGATTCTGGAGCATCAACTGTAAGTATGGTTTCTTTTATAGAAGAATTAAACCCTGCTTCTTTTTGAGTGTATGAAATCATATACTGATTCATTTTATCAAGTATAGTTTGTTTTCCATCTGAGTAATCATTAACCATAAAAGAACCTATACGTTTTGTCTTAGCGACAACATGTTCTCTAGCAAACTTATAGAAGTTTGTATGTTCTCTGAAAGGATTACCTGCTATACTATATACCTGATGATACATTTGACTAAATGACTCTGGAGTAGGTGTACCTGATAGCAGTATTACGTATGGGTTGTTTTTAATTACAAACTCTTTAACCTGCTTTGCTCTTTTACTTGGCTTTGGAAAAGCCCCCATACTATGAGCCTCATCACACACAATCGCATCCCAACCTTTAAGATCAACCTTATGCAAGGATTCGTAGTTTATAACGAATATCTCATAGTCTGGACTCAGTAGCTTATAATCAGATTCAATACTGCTTATTGCCTTCTTCTTTGTAATGAATAATACTCTGTTCACACTCATAATCTTATTTAAGATTCCTAGTGATGTAAGCGTCTTACCTGTTCTTACTTCCATAGACAAGTATACAAAACTGTAATCAAGCAAACACTTAACCCCTTTGGTTATAATATCCTTCTGATAGTCTCTAAATTTTATCATAGTTTATTTTAGTTAACGTTATACGGAGTTGGTAGTAATTTAATAACCTCTAAGTGCTATAAAAGTACTCCAATGACTTTGTCCTAAATATGGCTGCCTCATCATTAATTCATAAGTCATATCCTCCATAAATTCAGTCCCTGTTCTGAAAAAGACATTTTTTATTTTTGTCGGCAATTTAGCGTATTCGCTCCATTTATCTATTGGCGTTTTTTTGGTTATTAAACTACTACCAACATCGCATAAAAATAATTGTTTATGGTAGGCTTCTACTGTGTCTAATGCTTTATTATATTCTTCTCTACTTATCATTTGTTTTATTTTTTATTTAATTCACAACTATTCTTATCTGTATTACGTTAGGGTGCATTAGGAAATATCAACAGTCCATAATATTTTCATATCTACTATATTAATCCATTTTTTAGTTATAACCCCTTCACAATCTGAATGAGGGTAAAAATCTTTCAGAATTTCTAATTCCTCTTTTGTTAATTCACAATATACAGTATCGCCAATTGAAAATTTATAATCAACTTCCTTGTATAAAATAGGATCTGAACCCTGGTAACTAAAAACTATAATTTCTTTCATATCTTATGTATTTCTTCTTCAACCAAATGATAGTATTCTATTGCTTGGTTGTTAGATGGTTTTATTATTTCGTTTTCAAGTATAAGTCTTACGTGTAGTTTAGCACATTGCTTTGATATCTTACTACTAACCGTATTGTGAAAGTCTTGACCATCTACATTGTAAAACTTCTTATATATCTCGTATGCTTTTTCTTTTGGTGTTTGCATGAACAACCATTCTTTTTTCTTCATAGCTTTTTTTGGTATGTTTCTTTTAAATACTTGTAGACACCTGGTAAAACCTTATTAGCTTTCTCTTGATTCTTATAATCTATTTTACCAAGCTTCTCTACACTATACAAATTCATCTGAGTTTTCTTACAAAAGAAAATATCCTTACCATTAGATGATATACCTCCTTTTCTTATAGCAACTTTAAAATAACCGCTATGGTCCATCTTCTTTATATAAACCTGAAAGTCATTGTCGATACACCATTGTAGATCAGAATTCAAACTCATCTTCTTTTTGTTTTGGGTTAGTTTTCTTTGTTGAGTAAATAATAAACTTACCGTTTAAGTCTCTGTCTAGAACTACATTAACTACATCTTTCCTAAACTCTCCATAGTCTTTTAGCCATTTATTAAAAGCAATGTTAGAAATACTTCTTTTAGCCCTTGGCGCATAATCCTGATTCTCACTTATAAATTCTGTAAACAAATCTTTAGTGTATATCTTTTCATTCATTCTAAGTAACTCATTTGGATTGCTTCCTAGTATCAATCCACAGAACTCAATGAACTCATGTGAGGTAGCAGCAGATAGTTTTCTAATAGATAGGTTCTTGAATTCAGATTTAACTAATCCATGATTAAGATAGTACATAAGGTTCTCTATCATATAGTTATCAAATGCACACCACTCATCTTCATTCCAGTCAGAAAATAAAAGCTTTTGAAATTCTACCAATGGAGTAAATTCTTTTGTATAGAATTGCTTAAACTCTAACTCCCACTTTCTTCTCTCAAATGAATTACCCTTACCCTTAATCGCATAGTTAGTTGTTATAGCAACCTTTGGTGACTTATGGAATGGTATCTTGATTGCATCCTTGTTCTTCTTCTCTAGTGTTAACCCCTCGGTAACAACACTAAACAATCTTTCAAAGTCAAAATGTTTCTTGACATCATCAAAACAAAGTATCTGAGTATCTGCACTAACCAACTGGTAGGCAAAACTTTTCTCAAAATTAAAACCTTTACCATCAATAACTACCAACTTCTTCATCTTGGATATGGCATTGATAAATAAACCCTTACCTGTACCACCCTCTGGATTGTCTGATATAATCTCATCATTCAATATAACAGCAGGGCAGTAAGATAGATTCTTATAAGCATGAAGCATATAGCCTATCGTACTTTCCATTGACTTAATAGTTTTCTTATCAGATCCTGCTACGTTTGATACGAATGTTTTGTAATCACATTCGTGTGACTCACACAACTCAAAGTCTCTATCTATAACCTGGTCCTTCCAAACATATCCACCCAAGTCTAGGTAGTCTATCGTGGTCTTGCTATTCTTCGTGACCTTTACAGCGCAGTTATTATAATACAGGTATGCTGTATTCTTATCGTCTTCAATAAAGTAAACATTAACAGTTCCTAACAGGGACAAGAACTCTTCCTTAAAGTACCTTGTCTTATCTGCAAAGTAATTGTAGATAGACATATCATCAAGTTTTTCCAAATGCCCTAACACAAAATCCTTTATTTCTTCCTCAGTAGTATGGTCTATTTTGTAGTTGGTTACTTTAACAAATATAAAACTCTTAGTACCTTCAGGAGAATACTTCCAGAATCCATTGTCCTCAAGAAACTGCCTAAACAAATAATGTATTAGTGTTATAACACCCTTATCGCTCTTGGTCCAAAACCTTTTGTCATTATCTTCTTCTTCTATTGATCTTATAGTAGAAACCGCTATAGCATCTTCAATACCTGACTCAACTAATTGAAGACGAATTTCTTTTTTTGATACTCCTCGTTTTAATTTAACCCTAACCTGATTAACCTTATCCTCATCCTCATAATACTTAGAGCCATGGTTTTGAGTTTGTGAGTATGCAGAGTTTATAGTGGTCTGTATTTCATTCATTGTGAAATCACTACTCTGAAACTGAGACATGATATATTCTGTTAGTGACTTAGTAACTCCGTAGTCATTAAAGGCCGCAGCCAATATGTATACGTTATTGTTTCTCTCGCCATCAACTATACCATACTTCTTAGTCCACCACTTCATAAGTATATCCACTATCTTTTTCTCATTAGTGACAGGTATCGTAGGCCTAGATGAATACTTATCTACAACCTTGTACTCCTGCTCCTCTATCTTAGTCCAGGTGTTTGAGTTTTCGTTTACATGAACTAATGGGTCATACGACTCATAGCAAACTCTTGATATATTCTTACTAGTCTTATCAAAGTAATCAGAATTAAAATATCTTTCTAGTGATATGAAATAGTTCTTATGGTTCTCTGGTTCTTTAGGTATCTTAACAATAGCTTTTAGACCATTACCGCTAGGCGATACAAATACAGAGTAAACGTATCTATCTTTTGATAGCCTTTCTTTTTCAGATGTCATATCTTTCTTGGTTTTATAACCATCGAAATCCAAACATATAAAACCACTATGCTCAATCAAGCTATCATCACTTCTCTTATTGAATGTTCCTGAAAAACATATAGCAGGTAAACTCTTTTTAAGTTCTTGCCTAACCTCTTTGTTCTTCTCTGATCTAATCTGTTTAATCAAATCTTTTGACTTACCTTCCTTTATTCTTTCAAGGATAGAGTTCAAGTCTCTGAAGAAGGGAGTGGAGGTGTCCCTTATATTTCTAAATATAGTAACATTGTTATGTTGCATATGCTGACTTTTTTTCTATATACTCTTTATATAGTTTTATTAATATTATTTTTTTTAATTTGTATATCTAAGGGAAAAACTAAGCATTCTTAACATAGATAAAAGAAAAGAAAAGGGGCAAATAGCCCCTAATCTATTCTATTAGAGTGTATTAGAATGGTAATCCATCATCTTCTTCCTCTTCCTTTACAGGAGCAGGAGCAGGAGCCTTATCCTGACTTTTCTTAGGAACAAACTGGTCAAGCTCAATATAAGCTGTACCTCCCTTGCTGTTAAGAACATTTAGGTTAACCCATCCATTCTTATCATGGGCTTTTAAAAACTCAATAGCGCTCTCAACTTTTACGCTGATGTTACCTATTACGAAATCGGGTGCGTTCTCTCTTCTCTTGAAGATGAAACCGTCTGCAAAAATTTTGTCTTGTGACATATTTAA